AACACAAATTTCTTGCCCATAGCCTCTCTAGCTTCGTACAACATATCTACCATCGCCATCTGCTCGTCGTCGGTGAGATAATCCATGTGGCTGACGAACACCACGCTTGGATCATTTGCGTAGCACGCCTCGTAGAACTGATCCAGCGAAAATGAGGCTACCCTCCGCACTCGCTTCGTTACGGTGGTCATTTCGGGTGGGACTTGGATATCTTCCCAGGTAGTTTCGTACTGGTCCGAGTACCAGTTGCCGCTGGAATGGCCATCCACGTTGCCCACGCGAATTGGGTAAGTTCGGATCGCCATGAATGTCTCAGCCAAATCGGCGGGGGCAATTCGAGCGTCGGCTAACCCTTGCATAACGGTGCACTCGCGGCTCGTAACCTTAGGGTAGAACTGTGAGTTGATACCCAGGCTGAATCCTTGGGATACCTCCATGGAGTAGGCGTGGTCCTTAGGTTTCAGCCGGTGGTGTTGGATACTGACATTCGGTGCGATATAACTTAAAGCTCTGCCAGCGATGGCGCTTGGATCGCGCAGTATCTTCCTGGCGAGCGCCGCCCCGGTGCCGCTTCTAGTCCCCGCTACTTCCGCTATACTGCCTTGTAGCTCGGCTTCCTTGTCGGCTAACGATACCACAGCGGCATTCGGGTGGACGTAGATGGGCAAATTCGAGAATGTATTGGCCTCGTCGCGCAGAATGTAAGGGTCAATGACCGCCCCGGCTGACAAGTACACCGGGATGGTTATCCCTTTGAGGTAGAGGTAAACGGCAAAAGCTGGCAGCTGCTTCACTACCACCTTTTCGTTGTCCACGTAGAAGGTGTGTCCGCTATTCGGCCCTCCGCTATAAATAGCGCCAGCGAAATTGTAAGCTAGTTTGTGCCGTAAAGCATAATCAGCGAGCCAAGCGGCTAACGCCCCCTTACCTGTCGATCCGAATTGGCCATCCACGATGGCATAAACGCCTGTCTCGCCGATCACCATTAAGTCCTCCGGTTGAGCATCGCAGCGATGGCGGTGTAACCGGCTGCGTCGACGTAGTTATCCCTAGAATAGCCGTACACCGAGCGAGCTATCTTAAGGAGGGCCAGCATTTGGGCGACGTCGTGCGGCGTAATCCATGATTCCGCATGGATAGTGTGAGCGTGGCTGACGTAAGTCGACCACAGTTCCGAAATCATCTGGAATGACATTTCGGTATCGCCGTGTTCGTCGCCCTTGCTGTTTACCTCCTCGATGGTACTTTGGAGGATTTGCTCCGGGATATCTGTGGGAGCGGGTAACTCGGTAGTGGGCTGTGGCTTCGGTATTGGCTTCTTCATTTTGCACCTTTCATGGAGTGGTAGTATAGAACTAGTTGATCGTGGAATGTCTTGTGGGTCGTTGTTACAGAGAAGCACTCGTTACGCGCGATGTTCATCTTAGGCGCACTAAAGTAGTACACATCATTCTTCCAGCCTATCATAACAGGGATTACGTGTTGCGCACCGAACCCAACGTGCTTGATCCGCTCAAGCTCGACGAATTGGCGGAGGGTAGGCCCAAATGTGTTGTCTTTGATCATCTTCACTTCGGCCATGAAGACAGGCAGGCCAAATGGTATGAGGATAAGATCATATGTTCCAACGGCGTATTGATCTTCGATGCGGCGGCCATAACTACCGGCATCTTTCATGGATTGAACCATCGCGCGCTTGATGTCAGCTTCCTTCATTCCCCTAACTCCGCGCGGTCGAACCACCATCGTGTCACCGTGAATGTTCGGTTTCCATCTGCGTCAGCTTCGCTCATCCCGACTACTTGCGATTTAGGGAGCCACACTTCTGACTTCATACTCATAGTTGGACAAATCAGGTAGGCTTTGAGCGTAGTGTGTTCGATCTTAGCTTCCAACTCTATGGTTGGGTCCCCTGGTCGATATGCCATTTATTCCTCATATTTGTCCATCTTGTCGCCGTACGAGGCGTGCGCCCAAGTGGGGCCGGAGCCTAACCCAAATGGGATGGGGACGGTAAGCTCCAACTCGGTCGCAACATTCTCGATCGATCGTATGAGATTCCCCGGATCGTGCGCTGGATTTCGTTGCCACAGTAAGCTGTCGTGGATAGTAAGTAGTACCTGTATTTGGTCCGGGTAAGCATCTTCGTACTGACACGCTCGGAGGATGCATAGTTTAATATGCTCGCCGCCCACATTTTGGATTATCCTTGATACCGCACGATAGGCGAATCTGGGATCGTCGCAGTAAGCCCTGCGCCCGAGGATCGTCCTTACGTATCCCCGCCGCTTGAATACCTGGATCGCTTTCTCCTGGAATGCGCCGATGGCTGGGAACGCGTCTGTCAGGAACGCTCGGTGCGCGGCTCGGGCCTGCTCCAGGGGCCATCGCATGTGCCCCGCGAGGGTGGGAGGGGACATCATGGTGAGCATGCCCATCGACATCCGCTTAGCTGTCTCGCGATCTAGTCGGAGGATTTGGGAGGCTCGATCATGGATATCCATAGTCCCGCTTCGGTATCCTTCGAGAAGGGCCGGTTCACCTGAATAGTGAGTAAAAAGTCGTGGCTCTTGCTGCTTTGCATCAGCTTCCTCAATGACGAGCCCATCATCTGGAATGACAAGCTTTCGAACCACTCGACCAACTTCGATGTTTCGCTTGGGGAAAGCCTGAAGGTTAGGTTCTGAACAGGAGAATCTGACCCCGGCAACCCCATAGTCGTCGGATTTGGACTGATTAAGAATTGGATGAACTCGTCCATTGACATTATGAGTGTCGATGAGGGGGGTAATGAAACTGTCACGGGCTTTTTCCAACCTGCGGACTGACAGGATCGCATTTCCGATATCGTTGGTGGCTAGCCATTTCTCAGTGAATGAGATAGCCTTGCTATCGGTGCGGGCGAATTGATTATCTTGATAGCCATTCATCCGGTACAGTTGCTCTACAGCTTTAGGCGACCGGACGTTAAATCCTGGGACAAATACCTTGCTGGCTTCGGCTACCGCCGCATTTACTTCGCCAACAACTCGTCCTGCGTAATCGGGGTCAATTTTAAGTCCCCGGTGGTGCATTCTTGCTACAAACGGTAGCAACTCACACTCCAAGCGCCAGGACTTGCGTAGCCCGTCGCTGTCCATAATAAGTTGTTGCTTAGCCCATAATTCAAGAGTTGAGATACCGTCTCCTGTGGCGTAATCGATGACGAGGGGGTGGTCACCTTCTAGCCTCCAAAAGAACTTCATTTGCTTGCGGTCGGGCAGGCCGCCGAATCGTTGCGCTAGGAGAGCGTATATTTCGGTGCCTTTCTTGAGTGTTACTTTGTGGCGCGCGGCGCAATCTTCAAGACCGTATCCTTGTGTAACATCGCTGATGATCGCCTCGTTGATCATTGTATCTTCTAGTGGTCCGTTGAGGCTAATACCATGCCTAAGACAAATGCGAAGATCAAAGCCAAAGTTATGCCCCACGGTACGGAAGCCATGGCGGCTTCTATCCCTGAAAGCCTGGGCCAGAGCCAGTTCGAACTCATCAGCATTTGGTATGTTCCCCCCTGCTTCGTGTCGTACCGGGACGTATATTGAATACTCGGCGTTGGTTATGACGTAACCGCACACCTTGTCTTTAACCGTTAGCCCGGTAGTTTCGGTGTCGAAAGCTATAGAGTTGTGTTCGTCGCTGACGATGCGCAGCGCCAAGCTTGGATCAATGAGCTGTTTCATCCCGTCCCCGTATGAAGAGGGGCGGGCATTCGCGCCCGCCCTAAGGTGTCACTAGAACGGAATGTCGTCCGTCATCTTCTGACCAGCGGCCGTGTTGTCGAACGCCGGTTTATCGATTGGCGGGTCCTCGGCCTCGTCGTTAGCGACCCACCCGATCCTGCCAAATTGGTCATACATTTCGTAGCAAACCTCGGCTGTCTTTTCGTCGACGAATCCCGACCCCGTGTAAGTAAAGTTGAAGTAGGGACCCTCAGCGCCCTTTTGTTGAACCGAGCCGATCACGTATGCTTGGAGATAGTGTGCAACTGGCTTGGAGTCGATCCGCGACAGCAACTGCTGCATCGGCTTGACGCTCGACCGCGTGTTAATAATGATGGAGGGGCTCAACTCCGGGAAGTCAGGCAAGTACCACATCATGTTGTAAGTGAGGCTCGCAGCCGGGGGTGAATTGTTGTCCCCCGGAATCGACGTGCCGAATTGGTCGAGGCCGGATTCGGCCACCGTGTTCTTGGTCCGGTAGGTTACGTTATTGGGCGACCCCTTAGGCTTCACCGTGAACTCGGCGTTGGGGATATCCCAATGGATGCCGTCCATCGCGCGGGCCAGAATACCCCGGTCGTCATTTCGCGGAGCCCAAAGCACGTAGGACTTGCGAATAATAATCGGGACCGCTCGGATAGTGGGGCCTAAGTTCTGTTGGCCGATGGTGTGCCAGAACTGTCCGGCTTTCGCCTCCGGGAAATCTTGAAGTTCTGGTGAAATTGCTTGGATCAGCTTGATCCTCGGGATTATGCGATCCGAGGAATCGATGTTACCGATCTTCGCCTTCTCGTACTGCGCCAGATGCGCTGGTAGGTTGCTGCTGGTCTTCGCTACTTCGTTGCTCATTGTATGCCTTTCTGATTCGCTCTACGTATTTCAGGAATTGTGCAAGCACGTGTGGGTCTAAGGCAACCACGTGGTCGCCATATTCGCGCGGCGCACGAAGCCATATCTGATAGCCATCGTGCCTCACGTATAACCCGTCGCCTAGGTATTCCTCCTCCATCATTTCACCTTCGTGATGCTGGTGTAAGTCATGATGTTGGTTACGAACGTCGGAGCCGGGAGTTCCAGGCCGTCGCCGTTCATTTCCTTGGCGAGAGCGCCTAGGGTTTGGGCGTTGACGGTTTCCTGAATGACCCCGCCGTGTTCGTTGGCGCGCAGCCAATCGAACCCCGCCTGCTTGTCAGGCATCGACGCAGACCAACGCGTGCCGAGAGTAACTCGACCGACGCCTTCGATTGTGATGTTCTTGATGTTGTGCGCCCGCATTACGTCAGGCACTTGCTCCCGCGACAGCTTCATCTCGATCTGTTCAAGGGCCTCGCGGGATTCCTTGATTAAGGCGGTAACCTTGCGCAAGGAGTCGTAGTGTTTGATCACTTCGATGTGGTCGTTGGTGGCGACCGCTTCGGCGGTCTGTACCCGAATACTGCCGGTTATTTCGGCAAGTAGCTTGCACAGACCAGCTAATTCGTACGCTGTATCTTCCTTCATACGCTGCCTCGTTGCACCGGCCCTGGATTGGGCCGTATCCAAAGTATACCACGCCGGGGCGGCGCTGTCAAGATGTCTTTAACATATACAGAGAGGCCCGCCGTGGGTGCGAAGCACGGCGAGCCTCCGCCAGTTCAGCCTAAATGGGGTGACTTATTCAGGCCGCGCTGGACTTCGCTTCGGCCGCCTTCGCCGCTGCGCCGGTAAGAGCCGGTTTCGGGAGATTTACTTCAACCTCCGCGCCGTCGAGGCCGGTGGCCTTGCCGCTCTTGCGAACGATGGTCGCCAGCATGTTTCGGAGCGTCATGCGAGCGCGACCTTCGGCACCGTGCCGCTTTTCGGCAACCTGCGCCGCGTAATGCGCCACCTTTTCTTCCGGCAGCCCGTTCTTGAGGCACAGCTGGAAGAACCGGTCGAACGAAAAGTTGCCGTCAGCAACGCATTGGCTCTTGATGAAAGCTGCCAGCGGATCGCTACCGCCATCCTTGTACCTGCCGCTGTATTTCGACGGCACAATCGACTTGGTGGTCTTCGGCGTTTCCGCCGGGGGTGCTTGAGTTGCGTCAGTCACTGTAGTTCTCCTCTGGTTTCTGGGGATGACCCCGTACGATCCACCCTAGCACGGCCGGTGGTTGCTGTCAAGTACCCCTTGAACATTATATCCCATTGCGGAACCGCGAATTGATTGATCCCTTCCATGGCTTCGCACCTATGAAGGCGGAATCATTAGTGCCGAAATCATCAGGTTCGAATAGGAACCGGGATTCGAGTTCTACGCCGAGCGCCGTGCCAAATAGTTGGGTAAGGGTGCCTATCTTGTGCTTAAACCTCCAGAACTTACTAGTTCCAGAAACCCATGGTTCGATCAATCCTGCGCTGGTGAATTCATCGAAGACGTGTCGAGGTTGGACAAATCGTATCCGCATTGATTCGCAAGTATCAGATACCCGCTTATTAAATTCAGCCATTGTAAATGGTGCGGATATATCCAAATCTTCCCAGATTCGCCCCTCCTCGATAATTGACTTAGCAATTCGTCGGGCGTAAGACATATTGGACTCGACGATGTGTTTATCAGCTCCGCTGGAGAGAGCGGTATTTTCAAGGGCATGGCGATCTACCTCCATTGTATTAAAGATGTGCATGTAGTGCTCCTTAACATCCATGCGGTGGATGAATATGTTGAACTCGTCGAAGAATGGCTTGAGTGTAACCGTCCATTCCTTGAATTTGTTGTCCGTCAAGTTAAGAAAATCTTTGTCGTAGGTTTTCAAGTAGAACAGCGCGCGGTCCTGCATGTTCTGCTGGCCGATATTCATATCAAACCGGTTGGACGCAAACACAACTCGGGCAAAAATTCTATAGGTGCGTGCCGATTGGAACTTCTCTGCCCCTCCCATTCGGTCACTTCGAATCAGCTTCTTGATTTCGTCCGTCGCGGACTCGCTATGGAATTTTGCTTCGTCGATGAAAACAAACATCTTGTTGATGAAGGGCTCGACCGAGAAGGCACCTTCCAGGATTTTCGGTGAGGCACTCCCCCATTGATTCTGGAATAACTGTCCTAGAAAGATATTCCCAAAGAACGACTTGCCAACTCCCTGTCCTCCTACGAAGACAGGTGCGACCTGTTGCTTCTGTCCTGGGTATTGGACTGTCCACGCTATCCATTGTTTTAGCCATGCTACTTGTCCTGGGTTATTTTGGCTGAGGTAGTTGAACAGCTGATCCATCATCGAATTACAGCGGGCGATCAACCCTTCGTCCACGTTCCTCGCCGGGAGAATAGGCCAACCGCGCCACGTGTTGAACATAGTCATCGTTCCAGGTTCGGCGTCCTGATCATCTGGAACGGTGTCACCAGCGCGGGATATGCGAAATATAGAGCCGGGTTTGAAATCGGGGTAGAGGTCCCTGCCACCTACTCGTCTTCGCAGCGGCGACGACTCAAACAGCTTGAATACAGGCTTCATCTTGCCTGCTACTTCGATAAAGTCGTTTCGGTGCCTACGAT